CTCTTATAGTTTCGTTACGTTTATCAACTTTTCCCCCAAGAAGTTTAACAATTTTTTCTAATGTAGCTTCAGAGGCGGCATTAGTGACTGTAACCTCTTGTCCAGTCATTCCATCGCCAAATCCATCAGGTAATTTGATTTTTACATCAGCCATTCGTTAAAACCCTAGTTAATTGCTCTCATAAATATATGCATATATTATTATTACTGCTAAACAGTAGTAATATTTATACGGAGAAAATATGCCAAAAAAAATCGAGGAGCAGAAAGATAATCCTTTAAAAAAGTATTTTAGACAACCTAAAATTTATCTAAAATTACCTAGTGGAGGAGAATTTTATAACTCTAATGAACTAGATATGCCTGAAAACAGTGAAGTTCCTGTATATCCAATGACAGCAAAAGATGAACTTTTGTTTAAAACACCTGATGCATTAATTAATGGCCAGGCTACAGTTGATGTCATTAAAAGTTGCATACCTAATATTAGAAATCCATGGTCAATGCCAAGTATTGATATGGATGCTGTATTAATTGCAATTAGATTAGCAACTTATGGTGAAAAAATGACTATAAGTGTAAAAATTCCTGAAATAGGAGATGATAAAGATTTTGAAATTGATTTAAGAACTTTATTAGACAGCTTGATTAATGCAAATTACAACAGTACTGTATTTTATAATGATATGGAAATAAAAATACGTCCTTTAAACTATGACGAGTTTACTAAAAATGCTATGAGTACGTTTGAAGAACAAAAAATTTATACTCTTGTTAATGATAAAACTATACCAGACGATAAAAAAATGAAATTGTTCAGTGAAAGTTTTATGAAATTAACAGATTTAACTATTTCAATTGTTTCTCAGAGTATTGTTAGTATTAAAGTAGATGGAAAAATTGTTTCTGATCAAAAACAGATTAAAGAATTTATGGATAATGTAGATAAACAATTTTATCAAGCTATATTAGATCATATTACAAATCAAAGAGATGCATTTTCAGTTAAACCTTTCAAAGGAACAACTACAGAAGAAGAACAAAAAAGAGGCGCACCCAAAGAATTTGACGTTCCAATAACATTTGATCAATCAAATTTTTTCGCATAAGGATATTGACAAAGACTCTCCCCGAAATTCTTAAGGAAGTTGATGTCCTAGATAATGAGAGCAAACAATTTAAAGCGGATCTTCTGAGATTATGCTGGTATATGCGTGGAGGTCTTACAATGACTGAAGCATTTGAAACTTGCCAAGAAGATAGGATCCTTATGTCCGCTATAGTTAAAGAAAACCTAGAAACAACTAAAAAATCTGGTTTACCATTCTTTTAATCTGCAAAATCAACCCCTAAATTCAAATATGGACACTTAATTCCGTAGGAACATCACTCTAAATATGTCAATTATGGAAATATACACTCAGGTTAATAAACCCGACTGGGTTCATCAGAAGGATATATGGTTACCTTGTCTGCGTTCTGCAAGTGTGGATCACAAAGAAGCCCCTAAACAAAGTTTATTAATCACTCATATCAAAGCCATAGAGCACTATAAGTATTCCCTTGAACCTTTGTTCAATGAAAAAGTTTATTGTGTAGGTTCTAAAACATACGACAAGCTAAATGAGATGGGATTTAAAAGCGTCGAATGGCGCCCCCGCGCCGAAGAAATTCGGATCGTGTCGAGAAATTTAGGAGAGATTACATGGTTACGAGGAAATAAATGGGCACGAGATTTTTCACACTATCAAAATGTTACTACAATCCAAACATACAAAACCGAACCACATAAAACAAACATTAAAAAAGTATTAAAAATGTCCCCAGACGTTCTACACGTCTACAGTAATCAAGTTTTAAAAGAATTTGAAATACGGAGTTGGCCAACTACTCACTTAAACTATGTACAAAGTGCTGATCCGGACCGGGGCTTATGGAAATCCTTAAAAATTTTCGATCCCAACGCCTAGCAGAATGAACTTACGTTCATTCATGTTTGGCTAGTCGCCAAACATCTCTATAATGTAACAATTAGTTACGAAGTAACCTGCATCATGCAGATAGTTCAACCATACTTCTCCCAACAAGGGAGAAGCACAGTCATCATGCGAGATGAGCCTGCCATTTTGTGCAAAGAGATTTTTACGGAGGCGGTAACCCGCTAACCCCCTACTCTTGACTTCTATAGTTACGGGAGATTATTAATCCTACACTAACCAAACTAATAATCTTGGTGTTGTATCTTTTTCACAGAGCACCTTCTTTATGTAATGTGCAACACATCAGGATCTAACCGCACAAACCGGCGGCTTCAAGATGAATCGAGCTACCTCGACTAAACGTTGTTGCTATGTTATTGTTATTGATGTTATTGTTGTATGCCTTGGGTGGAAAGTCTTGCAACCTGTGACTTATTAAGTTGCCAAAATGAATCAAATTCGGTAAAAACCCATTGAGTATTAGATTTAACGTGATTATATAGAACATGACTATTGGTATATAGTCTGTTTTTATAATCTGGTGCTATTAATCGTGATTCAACACAAACATACCTGCCTTTTCTATTAAACTTCATTGTTAGAATATTAAAGTCGTTGTCTTTTGCAGAATCCAGTGTTTGTTCCAGCCAATTGTTTAAGTTAGGAATAGGTTTATTCCATAGTAAATGATGAAAAGGAAAGTCAGCATAGTTTTTACATTCCATATTGAAGTAATTCCACGTGTCAGGAGGTATTATGTCGCTTTTCGCTCCGCGGATTTGTCCTTCGGACAAAGTGTCCTTGCGAACCGCGTTGGCTCCGCCAACATAGGCCCCTGACGATGGCACCCTGATAAACGATAATTGATATAAATCCGATAAAAAGTTAGCCATTTCTCTTTCAAATGACTTTCCTTTGTTTTTACTTTTACTTGCCATTGTTAATAGTCCTTAATAATTTCCTCTCTTTAAATGATTTTTCATATTCATCCTTTATTTGCTTTCTTCTAGTTCTTGCTAATATACGCAAATTGCCAAGAGCTCGTCTAGCCGCTACTTTTGGCTTTTTGCTATGCTTTTTTTGAAACAATTCATTAGCCTTAACATAGTCTATTACGTTTTTAATTATTTTATCGTGTACATCATCCATAATTAAACCACTGTTTCTTGTGAAGTAATGGATTCATAAACTTCTATGTCATTTGCATAAGAAGTAAACCCATTTTCTTTTATTACTTTAAGTACATTGTTCACACGACCTATTAATTCATCCTTATGACTAATAAGAAATATGTTTTTATTTCTTTCTCTGCTCATTTTTTTAAGAATTGCTAAAGAACTTTCTACTCCAGCTACATCCATACCACTATCTATTAACTCATCTATAAACAATAAATTAATTTGTTGATATAAATTCTCCCAAACATCTCTAAAAGCAAAACTTAAACCCAATATTAGTCTATTTCTTTCCCCTCTACTTAAATTATCAAAGTCTAAATCCTGTCCTAATTGTGTTATTTCAACAGTTAAGTCATTTTTAAATGTAACAATGTGTGGCAAACCCAATGCATCAAGGTATTGTAATAATCTACTATTAAGGAATCCTAAATTTTGGTCTATAATTTTCTTTCTAATAAAACTATCTTTGTTAGTTAATAATTTCATTAAAAACTCTTGGTGTTCTTTTAATGTTTGTAACTCATTAGCAGTATTCCAGTCAATTTTTTGTACAGCCTGGTTTTTAAGTTCGTCTACTTGATCATTATAAGGGTTAACGTCTAAATATTTTGTTTTAAGATTTGATTTTAAGTTTTCTAAATGCTGTCTATGTTCATATGCATTATTAATTGTATCATAAAATGTTTTAGGCTCTGGGCCAATGTTTCCTATGCTTGTTATATTAGTTTGTACCTTACTTAATTTTACACTTAAATCTATTACATAACTATTTGCATCACCATATTCTGCTTGTAAACTTTTTAGCATTTCTTCTATTTTTTGTTTAGGAAGATCCTGACCACAAGCATAACATTTAGCTTCTTCGTGCAAATCATCTAAGTCTTTATCTAGTTTTTTTGCAATTTTATCTGATTGTGCAATAGTAGATTCATAATTATCAACATCAGTTTGTAATTGTTCCAATTTGTCATTAAGTTTAGTCCATTCTTGCAACTGTTGATGTTGTTTTAATTCTTTATCTATATCTACAGATTCTAATTCTTTTATAGTAGATTGCATATCTTTTAAATCAATTGTTTTTTGTGTTTCCCACGCTTTTGATTTATGTGTTAAAGAAATTATTGTTTCTTCAACTTTTTCATTACTAATTTTAATTCCTTCTAATCTTGCAGTTTCTAAAGTAATTTCTTCTTTTACTGTTTTAATTTTTTCTTTAAGTATTGCCGCTTTTTCAGACAGCATTGTTATACCTAATAATTGTTCAATTATATCTTGTTGTTCTGTATGATGTAAACTTAAAAAAGGCTGTGTATATGTGTTTAAAGCAACAATATGTTTAAACATCCTTGAGCTAATACCTAACATTCGATTTATATCATCTTGTGTTCTTCTACTATCTCCTTGGGCATCTTCGGACATTTCTTGTTCTTGATCATTTACATAATACTTCAATGTGTTGGGTTTCCGCCCTCGTTCCACCCTGTATTTCGTTGATTCTTTTTCAAATGTTAATGTAACTAACATATTTTTATTATTAGTTTTATTAACTAGATTATCTTTTCTAATTTTGGTTAGTGCTTCACCAAATAATGCATAACTCAAAGCATTTATAATGGTTGTTTTACCTGTACCATTTCTACTTCCAGAATCATCACCTCCCATATCAAGATTTTCTCCTAATACTAATGTTAATAATTGTTGTTGGAAATTTATTGCTTGAGTTTGTTGTCCTACACTCATGAAATTTTTTACAGTTAGATTATTAATTTTAATCATTATAAATCTCTATAAATTGACAATAATACTTGTTTGTCATAATTGTCAGAATCAATTGCTTCTATTTCTTTGGAAACAATTTGATCCACAGATTCAAATTTGGTAACGTCTAAATCTGTTTGAATCTCTTCTTCTTTCTTACTAGGTATTAATATAATTTCTCTACAATGATACTCCTTCATGAAATTTTCTTTAATAAAACTTGCTTCTTCATAGCTAATATCTACATCCAAAGTTACTCTTAAATGCATTTTTGGTTTCATTATTTCTTTTGTTTTGTCTAATAATTCACTTAATTTAATATTTTTATATCTTGGACAATTCCACCAATTAAGATATGTAGGCTCTTTGCCCCATTCTAATATCATCATTCCTCGCTCATCATCATCAACATCTGCATAATTGTGAGGCATTGTATTACCAATGTAATGTACATTATTTTTTACTTGTCTTTTATGAAAGTGACCAGAAAATACATATTCTTGATTTGTAAAATGAGTAGCTTTTAATTCTCCAGCAACTGGCATTTCTATCATAGCATTCATTAAGAAATGAGGTAATTCAAAATGACCAAACATATATTTGGCTTTTATTTTACATACTTTTTTCCATTCGTTACCTACCATCCAAGGAACCATTGTAACATCACCCATTGTGGTTATTTCATTAACTATTGTAACTCCGGGAATAAATTTTCCAAATTCTACAGAATGAATATCACGTTTATCTTTAAAATATAAATCATGATTGCCAGGAAAAAAATAAAAATTTTCAAAAGCCTTTCCTAATTTTTCTAAACTTCTTATGGAAGCGTCCATAGTAGTTAAATTTAAAGAATTTCTATTATGATGCCAATCACCACAAAACATTCCTGTTTCACAATTATGTTTTTTGGCTTGTTCTATATACCAATCTATAAATTCTTCGCAATCGTTATTATGAATTTTTGAATTCGTTTTTAATCCAAAATGTATATCTGTAAATACTGCTAATTTTTTAAACAAGTCACTTCTCCTGCGATTTTAGTTTGCTCTTTAGTTTAAACTAAATTTATTTTTATGTCAACCTTAATGCTATTTTTTTTTAACCGGTTTCTTTGTAGGAGTTGGTTGAGGTGGTACTCCGGGTACTGTATTAGTAGCTTGTGCCTGCCTAGTACTGCTAGGCATCATATTATTCATTTCCATTATGTCATCTCGAATGTTTTGATTTCTTTTTTCGATATTAATAATTCTGACAAAAGAATTTGTTACTGCGGCTGTGTAATATGCAAAAGGATTATTTGATTTTGATTCATCAAATTGTAAACCAATTTGTGCTAATTGTAATATAGCTTGACCTTGCATTTCATCGTTGTAAGTATATCCTCTTACATTACCTCTAGTAGCATAACGTTCACAAAGTTTCATCCACATCATGGCCAATCTATTAGTAACTTGACCTATGCCTTTATTAAATTTACCATTGTGAAGTCCTCCCTCCCAATGGCTTTTGCCTATGCATACTAAATTCTCATTTTTATTAAATTTCCAATGTTGAAAAGGTGGAAAATTAACTTTGGTTTTTCGATCTGCAACACTTCTAGGATTTCTTCTACGTCCTATTTCATCTGGTACATGGTCATAGGTCATTACTCTAAATACCAAGTCTTTTTTTAAAATTTTTTGATAACCTATTTCACAATCGCTATATCTAACTTTTGGATTAATTTTCTTTCTTCTTTCATATTCTAACGCACCTAGTCGCCTTGCTTTGTTACGTTTTGCTTGGGCAATAGTTCTTATGTTGATTTTTTCTATGTTAGGGACAATTAGGTCGTAAGTTGCATAATCCGGGTCCGAATAACTGCAAAAGCTACTCTTAGATTTGTGTATTTCACTCAACAAATCCTTATTATTTAGGTAATTTACTTTTTTCATGTAGTATTATTAATTATCTACAGTATAAACATAGTAGTTAATTTTGTCAACTAAATATTTGCATAGGAGATTATGGCATATGGCCGAGAATATTTTTACAACACTCAAAAACCACGTTACTAACAAAGCAACTGCACTTACTAATATAGTAACAGAAGCAGATATGTCAAGCGTGGTTTCCAAAGATGGAATCAATATGTCAAAATTTTCATCTAAGGCTAATAGAATGGTTAGTTCATTGAAAAATTGGAAAGATGGAATTTCTACTATTACAAAATCAAATGCCGGTGCAAGTTTTGTTAACGCAAGTGGTACAAAAGATTGGAGAGTAAAATTAAGTTTTCCTGCGAAGTGGCCCACTCCTCAAGAAGGAGATTTAATGGCTCCATTAGAACATTCTGGCGGACTTGTATATCCTACAAATCCAACAGTAATGATTCAACAACACGCTGAATATAATTCATTACAGCCTGTTCATACAAATTATCCATACTGGGCTTATCAAAATAGTAGCGTAGGACGAATAACAATCACTGGTCAATTTTATGTACAAAATGCCATGGAGGCTAGATACTGGGTGGCGTGTATTCATTATTTAAGATGTGTAACTAAAATGCATTATGGTGGGAATACACCAGATGCTGGTTCTCCACCTCCTAGAGTAAAATTTAATGCCTATGGGGACCATATTTTTAATAATGTGCCAGTAATAGTTCAAGATTTTACATTTGATTCTCCAGCAGATGTAGACTATATTAGTTGTGGCTATGAAAATAGTAGATTATCTCCAGGAGCTATGGGTGGAAAAATAGACGCAGAAAAAGTTTCATATGCTCCTACAATGAGTTTATTAACAATATCAATTGTTCCACAATATACTAGAAAAGAAATTTCTGAATTTAACTTTAATGACTTTATTAAAGGAAATTATAATAGTGGTAATAACAGAGGATTTATTTAATTATGTCTTACACAATTACCAGTCCTTGGCATCTTACAGAAGTAAATGATATTCACCTTGAAACACTTACAATAAGACCTGTCCCTGTTCATCCTGAAGATTATTTGTATACAGTAGAACCTCAATATAATCATAGACCTGATCTTTTAGCTCATGACCTTTATGATAATGCAAAGTTATGGTGGGTATTTGCTCAAAGAAATATGGATGTGTTAAAAGATCCAATATTTGATTTAGAACCTGGTGTAGAAATTTATATTCCTCGAGGGCCTGAGTTAAGAGAATTATTGGGATTATAATTATGTCTAACAAAAAAATACCTGTCCTCTGGATTACTAAATCAGGCGAGGGTTTAAATAAAGTATATAATGCTAAAGGTAGTGATGGAGAATATCTTGATATAGAATCCTGGCGGAATAAAAAAGTTAATAGTAATATTTCAGTAATAAAATCTAATCTTGCAGAAGGAGATATTGGATTGGAAACTCCCCTTCATGACTTTGATTTTGCTTCTAAAAGTTCAAGTCAAGAAAATGGCGCAAAGAAAAACGTTAAGGTAGGTAATAATTTACAAGGAAATGCTCTTCATAAGTATAGTGCTATTAATACAATTTTTACCTTTGCGGCTTTAACAGAAACGGAAATTAATTATCCTTCAGTATTAAAACAACGACCGCCCCAACATATTATAGCCAAATCAGGAGGAGGTTATTCTCCTGCTCATGACGGATTAGAACTTTATGTAGATGAAGTAGAAGTTAATGCTTATGTAAGTCAATCTCCAAAAACCGGACATTCAAACGCAACATCTATAAGTTTTAAAATTCACGAACCTTATAGCATAGGAAAAACTTTAGAAGCAATGCAATTGAAGGCAGAAGCGGCTAATAATGATATTGGAGGACGTAATGGAACAAGTCACTTACACGCCCAGTATGCTCTTATAATAGATTTTAAAGGTGAACAAGAAGCAGAATTAACAGTAGAAGATATACATCCTTTAAGAAGAATAATTCACATCAATGTTGCGAGTATGGATTTCTCTGTAAATCAAGGGGGAGCAGTATATTCAGTAGAAGCATTTCCAAATAATCAATATATTTTTTCAGATCATATTGCAAAGATTGGAAAAGAAATTCACTTATCAGGAAAAACTGTAGGCGAAGTTTTACAATGGGGCAAAAATAGTTTACAAGAACAATTAAATGTAAAATTTGTAAAAACCTACTCTGCGCCAGATCCAGGATCTTATTCAGCAGATCAAGGGTATGGAAAAATAGATAAAAGAAAACCTTATGATTTTGCTATATTTTTTCCTAAAAGTAATCAATTATTAGGAAAATCATTAAATGATGCACCGGACTATGATGGTTCTGAAGGAGCTACAATAAAATCAGTTGATAAAGATATGATGACTGATTCAGTAGTTAAAACATTAGAAGCCGGTATACAATCTAAGGCAGGAAAACACAAAATAGGTAAAAAAGTAAAATCGCTTTTTGGAAAAGGTGTAGATGCTTCCGTTAATTATGATTCAGGACTTAGACTTAATCAACAAACAATAGTAGGAGTAGATAAATTTGGTGAACCGATAACAAGTAATTTTACAGGTAATGAAATAGGTGAATCAGTATTAGTGACTGATGATACTTTTTATGATAATTTAGGCCGAAAAACTCAGGAGATCGCAACAGGATCAGGAACAACAGGGAGGAAGAGTACAAAGGTCCGATTTGCAATGGCTGGGAAAGCTGTGATGCTTGTATATGATAAAGAAACTGATACTTATAATAGAGGTGCTATAACGTTTGATCCTAAGGCAAGAAGTTTTAGTTTTGCAAGAGGAACACCTATTTCAACTATAATAGAACAAGTAATATTATTAAGCAAATGGGCAGGAACATTACCAGACAGAATTAGTAAGAAAAAAAATGGTCTTGTAGATTGGTTTAAAATTGTGCCTTCTAGATTTCAATTATCGGATTCTGCAATTTTAAAAGCAACTGGACGACATCCTGAAATATATGTATATTCAATAATCGCACATGAAGTAGTAGAAGGTATGTTTTTGTCACCAAGGAAGTATGCTAATAATATGGAACAATTAAAAGAGCTTTGTAATAAAAAATATACCTATCTCTATAAAGGAGTAAACAAAGATGTGTTAGATTTTAATATTGATATTAAAGCGGCATTCTATTCAAAAGTTCCACCTGATGACGGTGCTTATCCGCAAAATCATATGAATGTAAAGGGCGGAGGAATTTGGGAAGATAAAGCTCAATTTGGAGTAAGCCAAGAAGGCACTGGCCCAAACGTTAAGGGACAATTTACCGGTCAAGTAATAAATGGAAGTGTTTCTGGTCTTTCTGGTCAAGGAACAGAAACAAATTCTATAAGAGTTGCAAGATATTTTAATGACATGATACTTAATAGTAATATAGATTTGGCTGTATGCGATCTAAAAATTATGGGTGATGTTTATTGGATGCCTAATACTGGGATGAGCAATTATCAAGCAAAATATGTTGTAACAGACGAATGGAATAGGCCTGAAGGTTTTAGAGATGATGATAACACAGCACCTTTTACTTTAGGACAAATATGTTTAGTATTAGAATTTAGATCACCATTAGATTATAATGATGAAGGAGGAATGGATTTCCCCACTCAAAAGGCAAGTTCAGACCAATCAACATTAAAAGGTAGTCAAGGAGAAAATTTACAAGCTCTTAGTGGAATATGGAGAGTTATAATGGTTAATAGTCAATTTGTTAATGGTAAATTTGAACAAACTTTATCATTAGTTAGAATAAACAATCAACCATTAGCTAAACCTGTACAGACAACTGAAGCAGTTGTTACAAAATCAGATGGAATAGAAAAAGATGATAACTTTAAGGTAGATACCTCAAAAGTAGATAATCTCAATAAAGCGGCTATAATAAAAGGATACCCATATTGGACGCCACCAAACAAAGATTTAAAAAATGATTCCTGGAATTGGGGAAAGATGAGGAACAAATAATATGTTTGAAAGTAATGATTTTAGACCTATAGTAAAACGAGATGCTAACCAATTAGAAAAAGGGAAGATAAATCGAGATTCGGGACCATTTGAAGCAATTGTTACAAATGTTTTAGATCCTAATTATGGAGGATCCCTTGAAGTAGAACTAATAAGAAGTGTAGACGGAGGAAATCCAATAAGATCAGGACAAAAAACTTTTGTAAAATATTTGTATCCTTTTTATGGTACTACATCTGAAAAAGGATTAACAAGCAATCCAGGATATAAAGCTAGTCAACAAAGTTATGGTATGTGGATGGTTCCACCAGATGTAGGAAATATGGTTTTAGTTATATTTGTGGAAGGACAACTTAATAAAGGTTATTGGATTGGATGTGTTCAACAAGAATTAATGAATTTTATGGTTCCAGATGGTCGGACTGCAACTCGTAACATTGATGGGACTAATGTAGAAAAAAAGAAACTACCTGTCGGAGAACATAATAAAATAAGAATGGCATTTAATAAGCCTGGACATCCTGTAAGAGAATATATTAGACTTCCAAAACCTGTAAATTCAGATTTTAAGACTGTTTTAGAAACCCAAGGATTATTAGAAGATGAAACAAGGGGCATAACAACATCAAGTGCTAGACGTGAAGTACCTTCTGCTGTATTTGGTATTAATACACCTGGACCAAAAGATAAAAAACATAGAGATTCAATGGACGGTCGTCCTCATTCGAGATTAGGAGGAAGTAGCTTTGTAATGGATGATGGTGATGACAAATTTATTAGAAAAACTAATGCAAGTGAAGGTCATTCTGAATATATTAATATAGAACGAGGTGATCAACCATCAACTGGAAAAGTAGATGTTCCACATAATGAATTAACTAGAATAAGAACCAGAACAGGTCACCAACTTCTTTTTCATAACTCTGAGGATTTAATTTATATTGGTAATGCAAATGGAACTTCTTGGGTAGAATTAAGCTCTGATGGGAAAGTAGATGTATTTGCAGAAGATAGTATAAGTTTTCATACAAAAAATGATTTTAATCTGACAGCAGATAGAGATGTAACAATAGAAGCAGGAGGAAATATAAATCTTAAAGCAAGTGGTCAATATGCAGGAGATAAAACACTTAAAGGTCCTTTAAAAGATGATGGTAGTTTAGAAAAATTAGGAAGAATACAATTAGAATCAAATGCAGAAACAAGTTTACTTGTGGGAAATGGAATGTATATTACAACAACAGGAAATTTTGAAGCACATACAACAGGTGATATGCTAGTGACTACTTTGGGTGAATTAGATATTAATACGACACAGACAACTAAAATTACATCTGGAGAAAATTTTGAAGTTCTTTCTGTTATAGATAATAAATTAACTGCGGAAAGTGGAAATACTCATATTCATACTGATTTAGAAACAAAAATTACATCAGGAGGAACATCTCATATTAAGTCGGGTGGTGATCATATAGAAACTGCTTCAAATATTCATATGAATGGTCCTGCCGCCGCTGAAGCCGGTTTGGCTCTTGAGGCTGAAAAATCTTTAGAAGTTGTACCACTTACAACTCACAAATTACCTGGACATGAAGAAAACCCAATTTTAGTGCAACGTTCACCACAACATGAACCTTGGAATCAACACGAAAATTTAAACCCATTAGCATTTAAAACTACATTAACAGATAGAGATGCGTTTGAAAAAGAAGAAGGAGCAATTACAGTTACAAATGATAAAGACTTAACGCCAATACCAGATACTTTTTTAAATACATCAACTAAAGGGTCGAGTTATTAAAGGAGATATATGCCAAAAGTAGCAAGAGGAGATACAACAGATACAGTAGCTACAAATCACGTGTGTACTGGAACAACAACTACAAATGAATGTTCGGGTAACGTATTTGCTAATAATATCGGTGTTGTTCGTAAAACTGATTTAGTTACTACACATACTTGGCCACCATTACCGCCGTGTCCATCTCATTCTCCGCCACTAGACGCGGATTATCAGCCTACAGTATTTGCTAATAATCTAAATGTTGCTACATTAGGTTCAAAATATAATGGATCGGAAGATATTACAACAGGTTCAAGTAACGTTTTTGCAGGAGGTTAAATAATTATATGAGCACAAAAGAAAAAGATTTATATAAACAAATTAGTATTAAGTCTAATGAAAAACCTAAAGCACCGGCTTTTCAAAGGCATTATAAAGGAATTAGTACGGCTAATTCTGATAATAATAGTTTTACACTTCACGACATTGCTTTAATTAAACAAGATTTAATTAATCATTTTCATATTAGGCAGGGAGAAAAATTAGAAAATCCAGAATTTGGGACAATAATATGGGATATTCTTCATGAACCATTAACAGAAAGATTAAAAGAAGTTATAGAAGAAGATGTTTCTAACATAATCAATTTTGACCCAAGAATTCAGGCTGAAGGTATAGCAATTACTTCATATGAAAGTGGTATACAAATTGAATGCAATTTAACCTATCTTCCTTATAATATATCAGAAAGTTTAAGGATGAAATTTGATGAGGCCGCTGGTTTAATTTAGAAATTAACTGGGTAGTTATAGAGAGGAAATAAATATACTTAAAATAGGACATATTAATGATTAGCAGTTTTACATATACACAAAACAATAGTTACACTATTACAACTGTAACTTTAACAGATGGGTCTACGCAAACAATTGTAAGACCAAAAGGGAAATAATGTCATCTACAGATAGACAAAATAGATTATTATTAGCAGAAGATTGGAAAAGAATTTATCAGACTTATAAAAATGCTGAATTTAAAAGTTATGATTTTAATACAATTCGAAGAACTTTAATCACCTATTTAAGACAAAATTATCCAGAAGATTTTAATGATTATATTGAAAGTAGTGAATATCTAGCATTAATAGATATGATTGCATTTTTAAGTCAAAATATTGCTTTTAGAATAGATTTAAATGCAAGAGAAAATTATTTAGAATTAGCAGAAAGAAGAGAATCAATTTTAAGATTAGCAAGATTACTCAGTTATAATGCTACAAGAAATCAAGCGGCAAATGGAATTCTTAAGATAGATGCAATATCAACTACAGAAGATTTATTAGATAGTAATAATTTAAATTTATCAAATCAATCTGTATCATGGAATGATCCTAGTAATGCTAATTGGTACGAACAATTTATAAAAGTTTTAAATGTTGCTTTACCTGTTAATGAAAAATTTGGAAAACCAGTTCGAAAAACAACAATAGATGGTATACCAACACATCAATATAAATTTACTTCTGTATCAAGTCTTGTACCAGTGTATAGTTTTGCAAAAAATATAGATGGTAAAAATACTGATTTTGAAATAGTTTCAACTACAACAGATGAATTAACTATAACAGAAGAAGCTCCATTAGCCGGAAGACAAACATCTTTAGTACATAGAGATGATGGTAGAGGTAATGGAAGTAATAATACTGGATTCTTTATGCATTTTAGACAAGGTGTTTTAGATTCAGGAGATTATGCAATTGATAATCCTAGTTCAAATCAAGCAGTTGATATAGATTCTACTAATATTAATAATACAGATATTTGGTTGTATTCTGTAAATGAATTTAATATAGAAACTGCACTTTGGGAACAACTTTCATCAACTGAAGGTAATAATGCAATTTATAATAGTACTGCTAAAAATATTAGAAATATATATTCTGTTATTACTAAAACAGATGATAGAGTAAGATTACAATTTTCTGATGGAGTTTTTGGGAATTTACCTCAAGGATCATTTAAAGTTTATTATAGAGTAAGTGATAATAGAAGATTTAAAATAATTCCTGAAGATATGCAAAATATTCAAATTGATATTCCTTATATTAGTGAAAATAATAAAACAGAAACATTATCATTAACTATGGGATTAAAATATACAGTAGATAATGCAACTACTTCTGAAACAAATGCACAAATACGTACAAATGCTCCTTCCACTTATTATACACAAAATAGAATGATTACCGGAGAAGATTATAATATTGTACCATTAACAAAAAATCAAGAAATTTTAAAAATTAAAGCTGTCAATAGAACATCAAGTGGTATATCTAGATATTTTGATTTATTAGATGCTACAGGAAAATATAGTAATACTAATTTATATGGTAATGACGGAGTAGTTTATAAAGAAGATGTAGATGATTTAGGTACTTTTACTTTTTCTACACGGACAGACATTGACGGAGTTATTATTAATACTATAGAACCTGGATTGGCGACTAAACGAATTTTTAATTTTTATACTGATAAATTTCCAAAAATTTTATTAACTGATCTTCTTCCTACGTGGACTCAAGTAACTAAAGATACAAATTTAAGTACAGGTTATTTTCAAGATGCAAATGCAACCAAATATGATGTAGGTTCATATACAGCAAGTCAATTAAAATACTTAGAAGCAGGGGCACTTTGTAAATTTGAAGCGCCAGCAGGTTATCATTTTATGTCTGATGGAACATTAATGGCGGGCGATGCCGATCATAGTGGTTCATCTACTTATAAATGGACAGGTGTAGTTAGTGTTTTAGGGGATGGTACAACAAACGATACAGATGGATCAGGCGCAATTAAATTTAATGATATTATACCAAGCAATGCAATATTAACACAGATTCTTCCAAAATTTAACAAATATCTTACTAATGATATAAAAATTCAATTAATTGATCAAATTTATTCATACAAAACTTTTGCTTTAAGATATGATGTATCATCAAGAAATTGGAAAGTAATTGATGAAAACAATCTTAACATTTATGGTACATTTAGCACAGGAAAAACAGGTGACTCTAGTAATATGCAATTAGATTCTAGTTGGATACTTTTGTTTACCAATAATGGTGAAACATATACTATGACGTCAAGAGGTATGCGTTATATATTTGAAAGTGACAAAGAAATTAGATTCTTTTTTGATAGTGCAGATAGAAATTATGATTATAAAACAGGAAAAACATTACAAGATAAAATTTCTGTATTAAGCATAAACACTGCTCCTGATGTAATAACGCCAATGACTAATGAAGTCGTATTTAATATTACTAAAGAATATAGAGATGTAAATGGTTATGTAGATAGTAAAAAAATAGAATTAACTCATTATGATTCAGATCAGGACGGTATTGTAGATAATCCAACAGCATTTGATGATGTCGTTGCTTCTTCTATCAATCCTCTTACAAAATATATTTTTCAAAAAAGATATACATTATCAAATGTAGAAGATTGGAGATATGTTGATGCAACAACAGAAAGTATTATTGTGAAACAAAATACAAGTGCCATAGGTGCATATAGTACCTATGTTGATGATAGCGTAATTTATCTAGCAGATGAAGATGCATTTAAAATAGTAAACGGTACTTCTAATACACTTACGGATACAACTGATTATAAACAACATATAGGTCGAGATAAACTTAAATTTCAATACGTACATACTGTAGATGGTGATACTAGATTAGATCCTAGTTCAACTAATATTATGGATTTATATGTAGTAACTAAAACTTATAATACTAATTTTAGACAATGGTTAGATGGTACACTTTCTATAAAACCTTTACCTCCTAGTAGTTCTAGTTTATTCAATAGTTATGGTACAGAACTTGCTTCAGTAAAATCTATTAGTGATGAAATTATATATCATCCTGTAAAATATAAAATTTTATTTGGATCACAAGCAGAAACTAATTTTCAGGCTTCATTTAAAGTTGTTAAAAATGTAGGTGAAGTAACTAACGATAGTGATATTAAAAGTAGAATTAAACTTGCTATTGACGAATTTTTTGCATTAGATAATTGGGATTTTGGGGAAACATTTTATTTCTCAGAATTGAGTGCTTACGTAATGACTCAATTAGCTCCAGATATTTCAATTTTCATTATTGTACCTAATGAAACAACACAAACTTTCGGTAGTCTTTATGAAGTTAAATCTGAAAGTGATGAAATCTTTGTTAGTGGGACAACGTTAGATAATATAGAAATTATAGATGCTGTAACGGCGGCTAAAATTAAATCATCTGGCAAAGTTGTATCGTCAACATCCTCGACCAGTACTGGAGTGGTGAGTTCAACAGGAGCCAGTAGTGGAAGTGGATACTAATGGCATACGATAAAAATCAAAAAGAATATCCTTTACCTGCAGGATCAGATCCCAAAAAGCGTCAGACAGCGGCATTCTTACCTAAGTATTTTAGAACACCTGTAAATGAAAAATTTCTTCATAGTACTGTAGATCAATTATTATCACCAGGATCGGTACAAAAATTAAGTGCTTATTATGGTAGAAAAAGTAGTAAAGCATATACTACTAGTGATGTTTATGTACCTGAAGTATCATCTGATAGAGAAAATTATAAATTAGAATCAGGAACAGTAATCAAAGATGATTTAGATAATACGATTTTTTATAAAGATTATATTGATTATATTAATCAAATTAAAGCGTTAGGTGGTAATGTAGATAATCATAGCATTCTTAATAAACAAGAATTTTATGCTTGGGCTCCTCATATACATTGGGACAAATTTTATAATTTTAGAGAATATTATTGGATGACATACGGTCCTTTGACTGTAAGTGTTACCGGACAACAAGAAAATGTTCAAAGTACCTATACTGTAGAAATTAAAAACAATGTAGATAGTTATGCATATTTGTTTACCCCAGATGGGTTAACTCAAAATCCTAGTTTAAAATTATATAGAGGTCAAACTTATAATTTTGATATATCAACACAAGGTTTACCTTTTACAATTAAAACTGTTAGATCTTTAAGTAGTGATTATCTTTATAATGACGGAGTTTCTGCACAAAACGTAGAATCAGGAACAGTAACTTTTACAGTACCTATAAACGCACCTGATCTTTTATATTATGGTAGTGCTAATGATATTAATGTATTTGGTGAATTTAAAATTTATAATATTAGTGAAAACACTTCTATAAATGTAGATGCAGATTTTATAGGTAAAAAAACTTATATTTTTGAAGATGGTACAAAACTTTCAAATGGAATGAAAGTTAATTTTAGAGGAAATGTAACACCAGACAAATATAAAACAGATGAATGGTATGTTGAAGGTGTAGGAGAATCTATTAAATTAATTAAAGATAAAGATTTAGAAATTCCTAGTGTATATTCTCAAACTTTTGAAGTTCCTTTTGATTCTCAAAAATTTGATAGAGTAGGGTTTGGAACAGCAACAACATATGCAGTTGTAAAAGATTATATTGTAATTAATAAGTCTTCACCAGATAAAAACCCTTGGTCACGTTATAATAGATGGACACATAAATCAGTTATAGAAACAAGTGCAATAATTAATAAAGAAATTCCTACATTTGATGAAACATTAAGAGCACAACGTCCTATTATAGAATTTGAGGCAGGATTAAAATTACATCAATTTGGTACTGGTGCTAAAGACAATGTTACTTTAATAGATACAAAAACAACTGATGTAATGTCTGATATAGAAGGGTCAACAGGATATTATGTAGATGGTACATTATTGGCACATGGTACGAGGTTATTAGTTACTGCTGATACTGACTCAACTGTTAATAATAAAATTTATGATGTAAACATTATAGATTTTACTGTAGATGGTGTAGTTACAAAACAAATTGCTCTTAAAGAAGCTACGGACACTACTCCAACTACTAATGATGTTGTGTTAATTAAAAATGGAACTGTTAATAGTGGAAAAATGTATTATTATACAGGTTCTAAATGGAAAGTAACTCAAGCTAAAACTAAAGTTAATGAGTCTCCTAAATTTGATTTATTTGATGATAGTGGTATTAGTTTTTCAGATTCATCTACATATACAAGTACTAATTTTTTCGGAAATAAAATTTTTAGTTATAAAGAAGGCACAGGAAGTAATGATACAGAATTAGGATTTCCTTTAACATATCAAAATGTTTCTAATATAGGAGATATTGTTTTTGATTTTAATTTAATTAATGAGACATTTTCTTATCAATCTGGGGATACTGTATTAACAACAAATACTAATTCAGGATTATTAAGAAAATATTCAGATTTAACTACTTTTAAAGTTGTGTCTGGCTGGGAAACTGCTGATGTTAAAAGTTATCAAAGAGTTATTAGACAATATGATGTATCTACTCTAGTTAATGATTTTGCAGTAGATGTATATGATAAAAGTGGTGATATAAATGACCTAGATGTTACAGTTTTTGTTAATCATAAAATTAAAAAATTAACAACTGATTATGCTATTAATAGAATTAATAGTATAGCATATATAAGATTTACAAAAGATTTAACTGCTGGAGACATAGTTCATTTAAAAACAAAAAGTGCCACAATAAAAAATAAAAATGGATATTACGAATTTCCTAAAAATCTTGAGTCTAATCCTTTAAATGATAAATTGTCTACATTTACTTTAGGCCAAGTAGGAGATCACGTAAATTCAATAGTAGATGAAGTTCCAGGATTTGAAGGATCGTTTCCAGGTAGCAATAATTTAAGAGATTTAGGTAATGTATCTAAATATGGAAGAAAATTTCTACAACATTCTGGATTAATAAATCTTGCTTTATATCATCTTTGTAATAAAGAAGCCAATATTGTTAAAGCAATAAGACATTCTCAACATGAATACACAAAATTTAAAAGGTTATTTGTTGAACAAGCAAAAAATTTAGGATTTGACGGCACACCAGCTCAAATGGTCGATGAAGTAATTAAAAGACTGAATAAAAATAAAAGAAAAATTACATATCCTTTTTATTTTACAGATATGATAGGATATGGTGGAGCAAAGAAAACAACATTTACAATTACAGATCCAGGTAATCCATATTATCAATTAACAAATGTATTTTCATTAGATGAATTAAGTTCAAAATCTATATTAATTTATAAAAATGATGCACAATTATTGCATGATACAGATTACACATTTACAACAGAAGGATTTATAAAAATTAAATCTACTTTAATATTAAATGATATTCTTACTATTGTTGAATATGAATCAACAAATGGTTGCTTTATTCCTGCAACACCAACAAAATTAGGTTTATATCCTAAATTTATACCATCAAAATATAGTGACACTACAGCAATAACTCCAGTCAATGTGATTCAAGGTCATGATGGAAATATTAGTGTTGCATATGATGATTATAGAGATGATTTATTATTAGAATTAGAAAAAAGAATTTACAATAATATTAAAGTAAAATATGATACAGAAATATTTAATTTAACTGATTTTGTTCCAGGAGAATACAGAAAAACAGATTATTCTTTAAGTGCTATCAATAAAAGTTTATTAATAGATTTTACTAATTGGTTATCATATGTAGATAATGTCGATTATACGACAAATTCATATCATAGTGGAACTGATTCGTTTACTTACAATTATGGATATATGTCTAGTCTAGATGGAAATCCTTTGTTAGGACACTGGAGAGGTGTTTATAAACACGCTTATGATACAGATAGACCACATACACATCCTTGGGAGATGTTAGGTTTTGTGGAAAAACCAACTTGGTGGGACACTACATATGGGTCAGCTCCTTATACTAGTGATAATTTAATTTTATGGCAAGATTTACAAGACGGTGTAATTAGAGAACCTGATAAAAATGTTGTAATAAAAGATGAATATAAAAGACCAGATTTATTAAAACATATTCCTGTTAATTCTTCAGGAGAAGTTATAAGTCCTCTTGATAGTAATTTTGCTCAGGAGTATGTTCAAGAATATACTCGAAATCCTTTCAAATTTGGTGATCATTCTCCAGTGGAAAATGCTTGGAGAAGAAGTTCGGATTACCCTTTTGCAATTATAACAGCATGGTTAGTAAATCAACCAAGTCATGTTATGTCTTTAGGATTTGATAGATCAAGAGTAATTAGAAATAGTGCAAAACAAATTGTATATAAAGATACAAGTTCTAGATTTAAATTAGCTAATTTAAAATTTCCAAATTCAGTTAATGATAAAACAGTAGTGCATACATCAGGTTTAATAAATTATATTTTTGAATACATTGAAACTGACGTATTAACAAATTATACTGATTACAGAAATAATGTTAAAAAAATTACTAATCAATTAGGATTTAAAATTCGTGGTTATACTAAAAAAGACAAATTTAAATTATTATTAGATAGTAAATCTCCTACAAATACAGGTAGCGTATTTGTACCAGATGAAAATTATCAAATCATTTATAATACAAGTTCTCCTATAGATATATTAACTTACAGTGGATTGATTATAGAAAAATTAACATCTGGATTTACAATTAAAGGTTATGATAAAAATGATCCAACTCTTAAATATTTTGCACCTATAACAAAATCAATGGATCCAGAATTTACAATAGGAGGTATAAGTGCTTCTTATGTTAATTGGGCAGAAAATAAAAGATATGATGTAGGAATGATTGCAAAATTTAGTAATGATTTTTATTCTACAAAAGAACAACATATGTCGGGTACAACATTTGATGATACAAAATTTATTTTATTAAAAGAGTTACCTGTTGAAGGAGGATCTTCAGCAAGATTTTCTCAAAATTTCGAAACTACTACATCTGAAATTGCATATGGTACTTTGTTTAGAAAAATTCAAGATGTTGTTGATTTTATTTTAGGTTATGGAAAATATCTTGAATCTAAAGGTTTTCAATTTAATGAATTTAATCGTGATATAGGTTCTGTTGCTAATTGGCAATTGAGTGCTAAAGAATTTTTATTCTGGACTACGCAGAATTGGGGAGAAGGAGCAGTTATATCTTTAAGTCCATTAGCTAATAAATTAACGTTAAAAACAGAATATAGTGTAGGAGATAATGTATTTGATAATTTTTATGACTATACATTATTTAAAGAAGATGGAACTAAATTTGATAAAGAATTTATAAGAGTAGTAAAAAAATATAATGACTATGAATTGTTAACTAAAAATACTATTAATGGAATTTATTATGCTAAGATTCCTTTAGTTCAAAAAGAACACGTTGCATTAATTGATAATACAACTGTATTCAATGATACAATATATAATCCAGAGACAGGTTATAGACAAGATAGAATAAAAATTCTTGGTTATATTACAGAAGACTGGACAGGTGGATTAAACATTCCAGGATTTATTTACGACCACGCTCTAGTTGTTGATTGGGTACCTTATACTGATTATGCAATGAGTGATTTAGTTAAACATAAAGAATATTATTATACTGCTAGAAATAAAATAAAAGGATCAGCTACTTTTGATGATGAGGAATGGAGCAAATTAGAAGGTAGACCTAAAGCAGATTTATTACCTAATTTTGAATACAAAACTAATCAATTTGCAGATTTTTATGATTTGGATACAGATAATTTTGATTCAAGTCAACAAAGAATGGCACAACATTTAATAGGATATCAAAAAAGACAATACTTACAAAATATAATTAATGATGATGTATCTCAATATAAATTTTATCAAGGATTCATTCAAGACAAAGGAACTAAAAATTCATTAACTAAATTATTTGATGCATTAAGTAGTGCAGATAAAGATAGCGTAGAATTTTATGAAGAATGGGCTATAAGAAAAGGGCATTATGGTGTAACTCAAGGATTTGAAGAAGTAGAATATATTTTAGATGAAAGTAAATTTAGACTTAATCCACAACCTATTGAATTAACTAACACCATAGATTCAACAACTACAGATCTTGTTATAAGACAAAAAGATAATGAAACATATCTTAAACCTGAAGGTTATGCACATACGCCTTTCCCGACCAAATATATTAAAGATACATATTTGCGTACTGCAGGTCCAGTAGATCCTAGTGATATAGATTTTACTATAGCAAATTATGATGATATTTTAACTATGGATACTTCTGTATTAAAAGAAGGAAACTATATATGGATAGGTGATCATAATAATACTTGGAATGTTGTTAAGTTTTCTAACTCTAAACAAAAAATAACTTTAATTACTTTAGATAGTAACAAGTTAGTTAAAGTTACCACACAAAATAATGCAGAAATAACTGTTGGTGAAATTTTTACTATTAGAGTAGGTGACTCTACATATACTTTAAAAGCAAACAAAGTAGAATTAAATGTAATAACTTGTGATGAGAACGAATCAGTTGTAGCTGTAGATCCTGCAGTAGGATATATAAGTCGATTTGTATCATCAAGAATTGCAACTATTAGTGATATAAATTCAAAAATTAATGACAGTGGTTTACAAAGTGATGAGAAATTTTGGGTAGATCAAAATGACAATGAAAAATGGGCTGTATTAAATAATAAATTTGTATATAAAACACACCAAGAAATATCTAATCCTAATGTAACAGTAAACACTTTGTTTGGCCAAGTATTGTCAGCTAATGATTCAAATACTATTTTAGTAGTAGGTGCTCCAAATGAATCTGATGGAAAAGTTTATATTTTTAAAAGACCAAGTGATGCCACAACAGCAACTTTAGTTCAAGCAATTGATTGTCCAACACAAGATTCTATATTGAATAGTTTAGAAGTATTCGATGCTGGTAGCAAATACGGATCTAGCGTAGCAATAAGTTCTGATGGAAAATATCTTATGGTCGGTGCCCCAGAGGCAAGTAATGTTAAAACTTATTACAAAGGAGATTATGATGTAGCAAATACATATGTCATAGGAGACATAGTAAAATATAAACAACAATTATGGAGAGTTGTAAATCCGATATTAGCTGAAGATCCTTCAGTAGACTTTACAACGTTTGACAGTCATGCTCATGCAAAAGAATCAACGTATGATTCAAATACAGGAAATTATGACCCAATATCTAGTATCATTGTAGGAAATTATATTTTTCCAAATACTACTACAGATCACTTATTAATTAGAGCATCATTAGATCAATATCAAGGTACAGCAGTAGGAGATAAGTTACAATTAAAATGGAATGGATTTAATACTTTTGTACCACCAAGTGGTTCTGCGTATGAACCATTTAATGGCGTAGATGCAAACGTAACAGCAGTACTTACTGGGTCACAAGTAATTCAAGAAAAAATAGATGATATTTTAAATGTACCAGATACTTTAAACAGCCTTTATGGTGGCGAGACTGTTAGTACAGATACAGCAGATGGTACAGTAGCATATGTGCATCAAGAAGGTACACAATCTATAATTTACTTAAAAAATGTTAAAGGTAATTTTTCAACTACAGACAGTCTTAAAGCAGGATCTATAAATGTAGGAACTTATATACGAGCATTCACAGAAGATTATGCTTACGTAGGTGGCTGGTGGAAAATAGATGTTGGGGCAACTATTAATACTAGTTTAGGTGCTGAAACAAACCCGTATCTTGTAGTACAAGATATTATTAGACAAGGAATTACTAGAACACTAAATGAATACTTTAATGTTTTAGGAATATCTCAAAATACTCCTTCACCAGGTGTTGTAAGAACATCAGAAATAGGAATTTTATCTTATGAAAAAACTTATAGTATTCAAGGTCAGCCTGTTGTTACAGGTTTAATTACCGATTCAAGATTCTTTTTAAGAGTAGGCCCAGGAGTTATGACTGGCAAAGTTGCTGGAAATACTGTTAATGCTTGGTTAAACACTTTAAGAGATAATCAAAATAGTGTTTTTTCTCCAAGTATAATGGGATTAGATTTTGCTGACATTAATAAAGAGCTTACAATAAATGACGTATGGAATGGTTGGATAACTGTAGATGCTCAAGCAGATAATTTAGGTAATTTTTATGTACCAATAGTTGGCGATAATATAAAAGATGATACATCAGGATCTACAGCAGAAGTCACTTATGTTAAAACAATTGAATTTAATAGATTACAATTATTTCTTAAAAATGCTTCAGGCATTTTCTTTCAAGGAAGTGATGCAGGTGCTCCAACTGATATAATTTTATTAGGAACACCAAATAGAAAAGTAGGAGTTCTTAAAGAAGCTCAAATAGATACATTAGGTCAAGGAGGACCATACTTTGTATTTGATTCTGGAAAAACATTAAAATCAACAACTTTAGCAGATATAGAAGTAAGACATTTTGATTTAGAATATTGGTTCTGGGATGAATCTACATTAGATGGTGTGGCAAGAACTGCTGAAATACCTGGAAATACTAATAAAAATTATCTTCAAGTATACAACATTATTGCAGGAGACGGATATAAAAGTGCTAAAAGTAATCAAGGAGCATATGTAATTTATGAACTTGGTACAAGTGGAGACTTTGAATACAATGGTACTTACATAGTACCTGATACTAAAGATAATTTAGGATTAGGTAGTAAAATAGAAATAAGAAAAGTAGGTGATGAAACTGTTGCTTATGTAGGAGCTAAAGGTAATTTAATATCTAATAATGCTGGAAAAATTTATTTTATTAAAAAAAGTAATACTAAAAATTGGTGGTTAGGAACAAATGAATTATATATGGGTGTGTTCGATCCAACCCTTACATATGCTGAAGGAGATTTAGTAATTTATAATTTAGAATTATACAAAGCAAAAACTAATCTTTCACCAAATGCTTGGGACGAAAGTTTTTGGACTCTACAAAGTACTGGTACAGATTATCTTGGTTATGTTCCTAATGATACAGGATTAACATTAGAAGGCGATTCAACTCTAAATCAAAGTAATTTAGTAATGTTTGGAGAACAATTCGATATAAATTCAACAGGAACAGTTATTGTATCTAATTTATTATACGGTAATGATGCACAAAAAGTTGCTGTATATAGATTACAAAATGGTTATTATACATATTCTCAAACTATTACTACTCCAGAAGATTCTTCACCTAATATTAATTTTGCTAATAGTGTAAGCATATCTAAGGATGGTACAATAATAGCTATAGGTAGTCCGAAAAAAGATTTTGTTAATTCTGTAGATGCAGGAATAGTTTATACATATCTTCAACAAGACGGTGTATTTGTATTAAATCAAAGTTTAGTAAGTCCTGATAGTGAAAATTCAGAAAACTTTGGTCATCAGTTAGGATTTGATGGCACTACTTTAGCAGTTACAAGTCTAAAAGGAGATATGCAAGTTAATACAGCATTTGATTCTACAACTACAGTTTTTGATACAGGAGCAACAACATTTTACAAAATAATGTCTGATAGTGGCGTAGTTCATTTATTTGAAATATCAGGAAATTCTTTATTATACGCTGAAAAATTTGCATATGCTAATGATGGTATTGTAGAATTTGGAAATAATTTGTTGGTTAAAGATAATCACATTTATGTTGGATTGCCTTCACTTACGTTACCTGATAAGAATGCAGGAACAATAGTAGATTTTAGAAAAACTAAAGGAGCTTCAAGTTGGACACAAACAGCCGAAGGTGTAGATCAAGTAGATGTTGATAAAATTAAAAGTGTGTTCATTTATAATAAAAGAACAAATGTTGTTACTACTAATTTAGATTATATTGATCCTGTGTTAGGTAAAATACCAGGTGTTGCTGAAGAAGAATTATATTATAAAACTTATTATGATCCAGCAGTTTATAATACTGCGACTGCAAGTGTTGTAATAGATGAAAATAATTATTGGGCGTCAGAACAAGTAGGAAGACTTTGGTGGGATTTAAGTACTGCAAAATATTATTATCCTTATCAAAGTAATATTATATTCAACAATAATTATTGGAATAAACAATTTGTAGGATCATCTATTGATGTATATGAGTGGGTAGAATCAGATTACAAACCTAGTGAATGGGATCAATATAAAGATACTTCTGAAGGTGTAGCTTTAGGTGTAACTGGAACAACAAAATATGTAGATAATGCATATGTAACTAGAAATGTTTACGATAAAATAGCTCAAATAACTACACCTAAATATTATTATTGGGTAAAAAATAAACAATCAGTACCAGAACTTGAATATAGAAATCTTAGTGCAGAATCTATTGCTAAACTTATAGATAATCCTAAAGGTCAAGGTTACAAATATGTTACATTTTTTAGTAATAATAAATTTGCACTAGTTAATTGTGATTCACAATTGGATGGTTTAGATACTGTTCTTAATGTTCGTTATTGGACAATAGCTAATCAAGAACTTAATATTCATAATGAATATCAAATTATGGCAGAAGGATTAGAAACTAGTATGCCTTCTAAAGAAATAGAAAAAGTTTGGTTTAATAGTTTAATTGGATATGATGAAAACTTTAATAGTGTACCTGATAAAGGTTTAAGTCCTAAACTTAGATATGGAACTTTACACAAACCTAGACAAGGATGGTTTATTAATCATCAAGAAGCATTTAAACAAGTAATAGAAAAAATTAATTCTGTATTATTAACTCATTTAATTGTAGATGAATTAGATTTATCTCCTTTAACAAAATCTGATCCTTTACCTTCAACATATACTAGACTTTATGATAAAACAGTAGATGTAGTAGGAGATTTAGACTTTGTAGGAGTTAGCCAAGTTAAACAGGCATCTTTAATGCCAATTATTAAAAATGGAAAAGTTACTTCTGTATCTATTCTTGATCCAGGTAAAGCATATAAAACTATTCCTACGTATGAAATTATAGGTGATAATGGAAAAGGTGCAGTAATAGAATTAGCAATTGATGGTGATGGAAAAATTACTAGTGCAATTGTGAAAGCTTCTGGAGAAAATTATACTGCGGCGGCAAAAATTGTTGTTAGAAAATTTAGTGTACTTGTAAGCAGTGATATTGGAATTGCTGGTAAGTGGGCAATACATTCATATGACACAGATTTAAGTAGTTGGAATAGAACATCATCACAAAAATATAATGTTGATCTTTATTGGAAATATGTTGATTGGTATGATGTAGGATACAGCCAATTTACAGTAATAGATTATGCTATTAGTCAATCATATTTGTTAGATTCTTTATCTGATGAAGTAGGAGATATAGTAAAAATTGAAAATATAGGATCTGGTGGATGGTTAATATTAGAAAAAATAGATGATCAACCTAATGTAGATTATACTGTAAATTATAAAACTGTTGGAAGACAAAATGGTACAATTGCATTTGAAGATTCTTTATATAATTTTACTTCAAGCACTGTAGGATATGAATCAACTAGTTATGATACTGTATTGTATGATCGACAACCAGTAATAGAAGCAAGAACAATTTTAGAAACTTTACGAGATAAAATATTTGTTGATGATTTAAAAGTAGAATATAACAAACTTTTCTTTTCTAGTTTAAGATATGCATTTAGCGAAAATAAATTAATAGATTTTGCATTTAAAACAAGTTTTGTAAAGGCAAAACACAATGTAGGTGACCTTAAACAAAAAGTTACTTACCAAAATGATAATCTTTCTAGTTTTGAAGATTATATTAAAGAAGCTAAACCTTATAAAACTAACGTTAGAGAATATGTAAGTTCTTATGAAGAAATGCAACCATCTAGTTCAGTTGTTACTGACTTTGATTTAGCACCTGCTTATAATGATCTTAAACAAATAGAACCTAATACTGCAAAAGTTATAGATAGTGCTTTAGTAGGTACTCAAAAAATTATAAGTTATCCTGCTAAACATTGGTTAAACAATGTTGGATTTAAAATTACATCAATTAATGTAGGAAGTGCAGGTGACGGTTATACTAATGCACCGGTAGTTAATATAACAGGAGGTGGTGGATCAGGTGCTACTGCTGTATCATATATTAATAATGGAAAAGTTACTTCTATAGAAATTACTAAAGAAGGTGAAGGATATCTTTCAGCTCCTACAGTTACTTTACAAGGAGGAACTCTTGGAACAACAGCTAGAGCAAGTGCTGTATTAGGAAGTTCATTAGTTAAATCTACTCATCTTACTGTTAAGTTCGATAGAACTACAGGAACATTTTTAATAACTTCATTAGCAAGAACAGAAACATTTACAGGAAATAATTCTAAACTGGATTATTATTTAAAATGGCCAATGGATTTAAAATCTAATACAATTAAAGTAACTGTCAATAATGTAGAAAGTTTAACAAGTGAATATACTTTTACTAATATATTAGATAAAACTAAAGAATACAATAGATACATAGGACATATTCAATTTACTTTGCCTCCTGCTAATCTTCATGCTATTAAAGTAGAATATACAATAGATGCATTTGTGTTACAAGCTCAAGACAGAATTACTCTTTTCTATAAACCAACTGAAGGAATGCCTGGTAATCAATTAGCACAAATTTTAGATGGAATAGATTATGGAGGTGTGGAAGTTAGAGCTTTAGGATTTGACACTTCTACAGGTTGGGATAGTGATCCTTATATGAGCGGATCATGGGATACTTATGATACAGCTTATGAAGATGAAGTTTTAAGAATGGATGGTAGTACTAATGTTATTACGTTAAGCAAACCTTTAGAATCAGGAGTAGTTTATAATGTTTATAAAAATGGAATTAGAATAGATGATCCTAATTATGGAACATCAACTCCAGTGACTAATACAAATGCAATGATTCAAAGTATTACAGGAGATGATTCTACTCAAAGTATTGCTTTTGATACTGTACCTACAGTTGATGGTGATATAATTGTAGTAAGAAAATCTACTAGTGATGGTAGTTTCTTACCAGATCCAGGTGACTATGATACTTTATTAGAAGGAGGAGATTTAGCATATTCAACTGCAACAGGATTAAAAGCAGAAGACATTATAGTAGAAGGTGATGATTTTGTATCACCTACTACATCTAAAGGTCCAGAAGAATTTATACCAGGACAAGTTCTTGATACTGTAGATATTCAAGTTTATGATAAAGGAGGAGAAACTGGAAGTAAAATTAATAGTTACAATTACATAGGTGATGGAGTAAATGAAGCATTTTTCTTTGATGAATATCCTCAAAGTGCTAATGCTATATTTGTTACAGTAGATAATATTTTGCAAGAATCTAATTTATATACTGTAAATTATCAAAATAAAAAAATAGACTTTGTAACCGCGCCAGGATTAAATTCTAAAGTTAATTTTATTACAATGAGTAATAATGGAGAAAAAATACTTGACTTTGATACATTTACCGCAGATGGTAGTACTACAGATTTTGTAACAAGAGCAGTATGGATTCCTAATAGTATTAATACGTTTGTTAGAGTGAATGGTCAAGTTGTTTCATATACAATTTTCGAATCAGATAGTTCTTATGCACTTCAAAACAGAGTAGTTGTAAGATTTGCAACTGCTCCAGTACAAAATGATGTTGTTAGTATAGTTGTATATGCAAGTACTAGTCAAACTTTTAGTGAAGTTACTCAAGATAATTTTGTTGGAGATGGTAGTACTAATACATTCCAATTAAGTCAAACACCTTTTAATAAAAAACCTTTATCATATAATGTTGTTGTTAAAGTAGGAGATAAAATTCTTAATGCAGGATTTAATAAAGTATTCACAATAGATAATAATAGAGAATATGAATTTGAAACTTGGCAACAATTACCTGGTACAATACTTCCTGCAGATGTAAGAGCATTTCTTAATGGTGTAGAAATATCTCAAGGATCTCAATATATATGGAATGCTGGAACTTCTAGTATAACACTTATTACAGGAGTAGGAGAAATAGGTGATACACTTAAAGTTTTTGGAATGTCAAATGGTGATTATACTTTAAATGAAACTACAGGTGTAATTACTATTAATAATGCTCCTGCTCAAAGTGAAACTATTACAGTATATCAATTTAGTAATCATGATATAGCTAAAATAGAAAGAATTAATTATGACGTAGTTGCAAGATTATCTATTACTGTAGGTACAGATGATTATTATCTATATCAACAATTAACAAATGGACTTATAAAATTAAGACAATTGGCTGAAGATGCTCAATATGTTTGGGTTTCAGTTAATGGAGATATGTTAGCACCTAGTGTAGATTATAAAGTAACTAATGATCAAATGTATCTAAAAATAAACAGACGATTAGCTAAAGATGATGTTATAGATATTGTACACTTTACAGCACCAAGATTTATAGGTAAATTTGGTTATAGACAATTTAAAGATATGATGAATAAAACTCATTATAAACGTTTAGGAAATAATAACAAATTTTTCTTAGCATCTAATCTTTTATGGTCAGATCAGTCAATAGAATTTATAGATGCAACAGAATTAACACAACCTAGTATAGGAAGTAGAAATCCTGGAGTATTGTTTATTGATGGTGAAAGAATAGAATATTATATGAAATCAGGAAATACAGTTTCTCAACTTAGACGAGGAACATTTGGAACAGGAGTACCTAATACACATATTATAGGTACTGAAGTGTTTGATCAAGGACAATTTCAAACTGTGCCTTATAAAGATGAGTTTTTAACAGAAGTTTATACAGCAGATGGTAGTACTAATATAATTACTATTGGTTTTACACCAAATAATGTTAATGAATTTGAATTATTTGTGGGTGGTAAAAGGATGAAAAAAACTCCTATTTCTGCATATGACCCAGCTAATGGTCAAGATAGTCCAGAAGCTGATACAATAATACCTGCAGAATTTAGTGTAGATGGAACAAGTGCTAGAATAACACTTACACAAACCCCTGTAGTAGATACAAAAATCCTAATTGTTAGGAAAATAGGTAAAAAATGGCAAACTGGCACAGATCCATTAAGTCAAACGAAAAATGATATTGCTAGATTCTTGCGACAAAAAGAAGTGGCATTGCCGCAATAAATACAGCTAAGAACTGGAGCGTAAATGAATAACATAAAAGAAAATAACGGTGTATTACTTCAAGGACATATAAAGATACATGATCCGGATTCTGGCCATGTATTTGTGAATAAAAGAAACGCCATACATTACGAAAATATGAGTTTAGCACTTGCAGAAAGTCTTGCTAATGCGGGTCAAGGATTCGTAAATTCTATGGTGTTTGGTAATGGTGGAACGTCAATTGATCCTACAGGAATTATAACATATTTGACACCTAATTCAACAGGTACTAATGCTAGTCTATACAATCAAACTTTTAGTAAAGTTGTAGATGATAGATCAGTTTCAAATCTTGATCCAATAAGAAATAAAATTGAGACAAGACACGTAAACGGAACAAATTATACAGATGTTTTAGTTACTTGTTTATTAGATTATGGTGAACCAAGCGGACAAGACGCAGTAGATAATGCCAGTAATTCAGAAGGATTATACGTATTCGACGAATTAGGTTTGATGAGTTATTCTCCTAGTGGTACTGGAAATTTACTTACTCACGTAATATTTCACCCTGTTCAAAAAAGTTTAAACAGATTAATTCAAATAGATTATACTGTAAGAGTGCAAAGTCTGACAGGTTTTAACGAGGAATAATAGATGGCATACACAGTCAATTTTTCTGACAGCGTAAGTAAAACTGGTGTTACTGTAGAAGACAATACTGTCAATCAGGAAACTAGTTTATCGTTACCAGGAAAATCTACGACATCATATGGTACTGTAATAGCAGAAAACTTTTTGCATTTATTAGAAAATTTTGCAAAAAATTCTGCACCATTAAGACCTATAGAAGGACAATTGTGGTTTGATAGTACTGTTGGAGTTAACCAATTAAAAATTTATGATGGTACTAATTGGGTAGCTAGTGGAGGTTTAAAAAAAGCACTTAACCAACCAGCCGCCAGTGAAAGTATTGCAGGTGACCTTTGGGTTGATACAGATAATCAACAATTATATCTTTTTACAGGAACAGGTTGGATTTTAATAGGTCCACAATATAGTGCAGGATTGTCAACAGGGGCATCTCCGGCAACAGTTGTTGGTACAGACGACTTATCTCATACTATAGTACAAATAGAAGTTGGTGCTAAACCAGTTGCCATTGTTGCAACTGAATCATTTACACCTAAATCTACTATTGGCGGTTTTTCATCAATTAATCCTGGAGTAAATTTAAGTTCATTAGATATAGCAGGAGATGGTGTAGGTAAATTTTACGGCGTTGCCGAAAAGGCAGAAAATCTTTTAGTTGGTAGTAGCATAGTAGCTTCAGGAAATTTTTTAAGAGCAGATACAACTAATATTGCTAATTTCCCACTTAAAATTAAAAATGATACTGGACTTGAAGTTGGATCAAGTGGTACATTTACAATAGGAATTGAAGGACAAGCAGGAATAATAACTCATAAAACATCTGGTTCTCATATAGACTTTCAAGTTAATAATGAAGGTGTAACTGAAACAGTTATGAGATTAGACGCTACTTCACAAGTAGGAATTAATAATCTTGCACCAACCGAAGCTTTAGATGTAACAGGTAATATTAAAACAAGTGGAAATATACTTGCTAATGGCACAACTGATTCAACGTCAATAGGTACAGGTTCTTTAATTGTTAAAGGAGGAATAGGTATTGCTAAAGATTTATATGCAGGTGCTAATGTTAATATTGTAGGTGGAATAACAGCAGGATCAATTGTACCAACGGCTAATAATACTGATAGTTTAGGTGCTAGTAATAATCAATATTTAAATGTTTATGCTAATAATTTTGTAGGAACCTTAACGGGTAATGTCAGTGGTACAGTAAGCGGAACGGCTGGCTCCGCCAATAAATTATCTTCAGCAACTACTTTTCAAATGGCTGGAGATGTTTCAGCACCGTCATTTAGTTTTGATGGTCAAACAGGTGGAACAATAAAAACTTTTAATACTGTTATAAGCAATACTTTTATAGCAGACAAAACATTAACAACTTCAACACAAAGCACAGATGAAATTATACTTAATAGAACAACAGGAAACACAGGTGTTTACAAAATTCCAGCAGAACAATTTTTATCTGCTGTAGCAACACCACCTATAGGTTCTATGATGCCATATGCAGGAGCAACTTCTCCTTCAGATTGGTTAATGTGTGATGGTAGTGAAAAATCTAGATCAACATATTCTAAGTTATATGCAATTATAGGAACTCAATTTGGAACACCTTCAAATACTGCTCTTTTTAAACTTCCAGATTTAAGAGGAAGATTTCCTCTTGGTTTGGATAATATGGGTGGAACATCTGCTGATCGTGTTAAATTACAAGAAGCTGATAATTTAGCAGGTTATAGTGGAACTGAAACTAAAACTCTTGTAAAAGAAAATTTACCTGATCACGAACACAATTTAAAAGCAGATAATAATGATCAATTTTTTGCTACAAGAGCCATTACAGCAGTACCTACAGATCCAGAAGTTATTGTATATGATGGACCTACAGGTTCTAATACTGCTCAAGCAATTCCTACTAGTGGTGGAATAGATGGTACTATAGGACAAGCATTAAACGTTATGAATCCTTTCTTGGCTATTAACTTCATAATTTATACAGGAGGCACTTCGTAAGATGAGTTATAAATTAAACAAAACAGATGGAAGTTTATTAACTGATTTAGTTGATGGTCAATTAGATACTACATCTACTGATCTTTCTTTAATTGGTAGAAATTATACAGGATTCGGTGAAGTTCTTAATGAAAATTTTATTAAAGTACTAGAAAGTTTTTCTAATACAACTGCTCCAGCACATCCTATTACAGGACAACTTTGGTATGATACATCTGAAAATAAATTAAAAGTTTATAATGGATCAGAATTTGTAGCAGGTGGCGGTGTAACAGTTTCAGCTACACAACCAAATATGGTGTCAGGTGATCTATGGATAGACAGCTCTAAACAACAATTATACTTTTTTGATGGTACAGTTCTTAAATTAGTAGGTCCACAATATTCTCTTACACAAGGACAATCAGGTTTTGATGTAGTATCAGTTTTAGATACACAGAACGTAACGCAAACTGTTATTAAATTTTTTATTAAAGGAGTTGTTATAGGTGCTTATGCTAACGCAGAATTTACACCAGTACCTGCAGACAAAATAACAGAACTAGTTGATCCAAATACTAATCCTAATGGCATAATATATAGAGGATTTAATGTTGTTTCTACAGATTTCAAATATAGAGGAAGAGTTACAGAAGCAGAAAATTTAACTAATGCGGCCGGCGTTGCAAGAACAGGTGATCAATATTTGTATGCAGATGCCAATGATACAACTACAGGTTCAATAACTGTACAAAATAATGCAGGATTAATAGTAGGATTAAATCAAAATACTCAATTAAAATTTGATTCAAATGCATTTACAATTGAAAATGTATTAACTGATCAAGATTTTAATTTAAAAGTACGTAATCCTACACCAACATCAGCAATTAAAGTTGATGCCGCAAATAGTCGTGTAGGAATATTTCAAGGAACACCTGCAAAAACACTTGACGTAGGAGGAGATGTAAACATTTCAGGAAATCTTACAGTAAGTGGTACTCAAACTAATATTGGAGTTATTAATTTACAAGTAGAAGATAAAAATATTGAATTAGGTATAGATGAAAGTCAAGTTGTAGGAAATGATATAGCAGTAGATGATGGAGGAATAATTCTTAAATCATCAGACAGTGACAAATATTTTACATGGAAAAATGCTACAGATAGTTGGACGTCAACAGAAAATATAGATTTAGCAGTAGGCAAAAACTATAAAGTTGATGGAAACATGGTATTATCAGGAGATACATTAGGATCACAAGTAGAATTTTCTTCTTTAACAACTTTAGGAACAATGGTCGAACTTGTTATTGATGACATAAGATTAAATGCAAACACCATTGAGTCCATAAATGCAGAAACATTACACCTTAAGAGTGACACGCCTATTACAATTTTAGATAGTTCGAGTCAACAAGGTAGTCAAAGAATTACAGGACTAGGTGAACCAGTAAATCCAACTGATGCAGTAACTAAACAATATGCAGATGGTGGAGTTAGTGCGGCAATTGAACTTGATATATCAGGAATAGGTACAGGATATCAAGACACTGCTGTTCATAATTGGATAATCACTGCTTTAAATGATCTTTATCCTGTAGCAGGATATAGCAGTCCTAATTGGACTTATAATGGTAATACTCGAGCACCATTGACATCTGTTAATCCTATAATTGCAATTGGAAAAAAATCGCATGGTTTATTAGCAAGAGTTCGTACAGTTGATTTTGGAACAACTGGTGCAGTATCAGGAATTGATGTAGATGCAGTAAAATTAATAGATTATACACCTGTTGATCAAACAATAACAGCTAGTCAAAGAACTATTAATTCTATAGTAACTCATAATACTGATGCAAGTTTAGGTGTAACAACAAAAATTACTTGTTCTGTTGCTCATTATTATGAAGCAGGACAATCAGTTGTAATTACAGGTACAACATTTAGTACAACACCGCCAAGTGGAGCAACTATTGATGGAAATTATACTGTAATAGCATCAGAATTTGCCGCTGAGGCTCCGAATTACATATCATTAACTATTGATCTTAATTCTCAATCAGGTGGACCACTTGGGCAATTTTCAGGTACAAATTATAATGCAAATACAGGTACAATAGAAAGAACACCTGTAGTTGGTAGTTCAAATAAACAAGTTGTAGAGGATATTAGTTTTCCAACTCAAGCCGCAGGTGCTATAGGATTTACACCAATAAGAGGTTTATTACAGTTTGTTGTTAATGACCCTACTGGCACAGGTAGTGGCTCGTGGGAGTTTGATAGAGAACTGTACTAATAGATAAATATTTAAAATAGGACACATATGGCATATATTGTAAACAAATACGACGGAACATTAATTACAACTGTAGAAGACGGTACTATAGATCAAACTACAGATATAAGATTTATAGGACGAAATTATGCAGGATATGGTGAAATTCAAAATGAAAACTTTTTACACTTATTAGAAAACTTTTCAGGAGCAACTTCTCCATCAAAAGCTGTTAGTGGACAAGTTTGGTTCGATAATGCAACTAGTAAATTAAAGTTTTATGATGGTACTAAATGGAGAACAACAGGTGGCGCAGAAGTAGATACTGCCGCTCCATCAGGATTAACCACTGGAGATTTTTGGTGGGATACTGGTAATGATCAATTATATGCTTGGAACGGATCTAGTTTTGTTTTAGTAGGTCCACAAGGGGTAGGAACAGTTGTTACCCAGTTAAAAAGTAGAACAATTAAAGATGATGTTGGTGCTAGCCATTTAATTATTGAAGCTGTTGTAAATGATGAAACAATTCTTACAATTAGTGGATCAGAATTTACAATAGGCACATCAGATCCAAGTAATCTTATTACAGGTTTTGATGGAATTAAAACAGGTATTACACTTAAAGATACAAAAGCCGCTACAGGTGGAGTTACATCTACAGACACTTATACTTGGGGTACTGCTTCTAACTCATTAAAATTAGGCGGTAAACTTGCCAGCGAATATTTAACAACTGGTCAAGGTACAACAACTTTTACAACTATTGCTTCTTTTTCTGATGTAGGATATACTGTAGGAGATAGTAATGACCTTAGAGTATCTATTATAAATGGTAACGAAGCTTCGGTATCAAATGAAGTAGGATCAAAAATTGAATTTAAAGTAAATGATACTGGAACTGTAACTGATATTGCTAAAATTACTACAGCAGGAATACTTCCAGGAACTGGAAATAGAAATATAGGAGACTCGGCTGATAAGTGGTATGAAGTTCATGCAACTAGTTTCAAAGGAAATGCCGATTCGGCTACAGCAATTAAATTTGCTAGTGTTGACTATGCAGGAGCGACGACTGCCGTAGCAAATTCAACTGCTTTAAGAGATGTTAGTTCTAATATTACTGCAAATCTTTTTATTGGTACTGCCACGCAGGCACAATACGCAGATTTGGCGGAAAAATATGATACAGATGAAACTTATCCTACAGGTACTATAGTAAAAATTGGCGGAGCCAAAGAAGCTACAGCAGATGATGGTACAAATCCAATAGGAGTTATATCAGAAAGTCCAGCATACTTAATGAATTCAGATGGTCCAGGACAGGCTATTGCTTTTGTAGGTAAAGTTCCTATAAGAGTTGTAGGATCAATAGAAAAAGGTGGACACGTATATGCAGGACCAGGTGGTGTAGGAATTGGTAGACCAATGGCTCATGATATCGGACGACTTGTAGGCATATCATTAGAAGAAAACAATAAAGCTTCAGAAAAATTAGTTCAGTGCGTATTAAAAGTGTAAATACTCTAAAGGAATATTCAAATGGCATTAGTTACTGCAACTAGATATAACAATCTAAGACAAGATGTGTATAACGTACTTGGTACAGGAACCGGAGATTCAGGTTATGGACAAACTGCAACTAGTAGTACGGTATCAGTAGCCCAACTTGTAGAAGCAACTAACATTAATAACCTTTATGAAGATATTAGAAAATGCTATAAACACCAAAATGGTGGTAATCCAACATCAGGACAACTTCAAGAAGTAGTAGCGGCAGACTTAATTGTAGATGATGATACAACAACTTATAAAGGTTGGGATCAATACGAAGCATTAGCTCTAGCTATTGCAACAAATAGACTAACAGCTCACATTAATCAAATTCAAGTACAAGGTACAAGTGCATCTAAGACTAGAAGTAGTTCATGGAATGGTACAATTACACATCTTTTCACGGTTACTTTTACTGATGAAGATGAAAGAAGATATTTTTTCAATTCAGGAGGAACAATTAGAATAGCGGCAAGTGTTACAGGCGGAAGTGCTAAAGACTCATCTTGGAATACGATGTTAGCTCAGGCAGGTACTATTTCATTTGGAGCAAATAGTACAACACAAGCATCAGGAGATCCACAAGGAACAGTAGGATCTGCTATAGGAAATTACCAATTAACTGGGACTGATCAATACATATATCAACGTATTGATGGAGGCGGAGGCGCCTATGCGGCGAATGATTTTACTATTGAGGCAAGAACTGTATCAAATACTCAATTAATGTTTACTATGGAATATCGTGACGAAGCGGCAGGTAATATTGATGAAACAGTTAGTAATGCTACAGCTACTATAGATTCTGGTACTGCTTATATAGATGTAATTGGTACAACACCAGCTTTTGCCATAGATGGAACCAGCACTCTTTAATACCAAAATCCAACTTGATTAAATTCACAAATCCTGTTATAATCGCAATACAAAACGTATGGAAGAAATACAACAAAAAGCCTTGCGACTTGCGGACAGATTAAAAGTCCACAATAACCAAACTAGAATTCTGAAAGAAAAGTTTGTGGATTCTAATATTCATTTCCACGAAGGTCATCAATTTACGATTAATGTAGCATTAATCAACTATTGTAAAGGACTATTAGATTTAAACAAGAATAAAGACGTTATTATATTAGATGATTACAAAGTTCCTGTTAAAGTAGATAACGTTCAGGACTTTTTTGACAACATTTCTGACTTATATCAAAAGAATCTTAATGCTTATTGGCTAGAATATCGTAAGTTAGAAAAGTCAAAAGGTGAAATATTGAAGGATGACTAAAGGTGTATTACTATTTGCTCATAATAATGGCCTGATAGATTATGTATCGCAGGCTATCTTTTGTAGTGAACAAATTAAAAAACATTTAAACTTATCTGTAAGTTTAGTAACGTCAAATAAAGTACCAGATGACAAGAAATTCCTATTTGACAAAATTATATCCGTAGAAAATACTAATACAACACAAATAAAATCTTTTTCAGATGGTTCAATGACCAAGCATACTGCTTTGTGGCATAATTTTTCAAGACCTAACTGTTATGATTTAACACCATATGATGAAACTATTGTTATGGATACAGATTACATTGTAGGAAATAATCATCTTTTAAAATGCTTTCAATCAAATGCTGATTTTCTTATAAACAAAGATGCAGAATATATCAATTATCAACATAGAGAAGATTTAATCGATAAAAATGTAAGTGATTCTAGCATTCCTATGTATTGGGCTACTGTTTTCTTTTTTAGAAAAACTAAAAAAATGAAAACTTTCTTTGAATTAATTAAGCATATTAAAAATAATTGGTCATTTTATAGATTCACGTATCAAATTATAGGACAAAATTATAGAAATGATCATTCTTTTAGTATTGCTATTCATATGTTAAACGATTTTAAAGAAACTAATTGGCCAATGAACTTGCCAGGCAAGTTATATTACATAACAGATAGAGATGATGTTATACATTTTGATGGATCTTGGAAATTAATGCTTTCCATTGATACTAAAAAATATTATCCATGTAGAGTAAATGGTATGGATTTACATATAATGAACAAATTAGCATTAAATCGTGCAATAATGTATGATCGCTGGATAAAAGAGGAACAAGTATGATAAATCAAGGTTATCTTATTTTTGCACAACAAAATGATAGTGTAGATTACTTTAAACAAGCAATTGCTTTAGCTATGAGTATAAGATTACATAATAAACAAGCAAAAATTAGTTTAATGACCAATGTTTCGATCCCTAATGAACAAAAGAAGTACTTTAACAGTATCATAGATATACCAGGGGAAGACTATGCAGAGTTTAGTACTTGGAAAATAGAAAATAGATGTAAAATATACAATGCTTCACCCTATGATGAAACGATGGTGCTTGATGCAGATATGTTAGTGTTAGAAAATCTTGATCATTGGTGGAAATTTTTAAACAATTTTGAATTATTTTTTACATCACAAGTAAAAACATATAGAAATGAAATTGTTACATCAGATTTTTATAGAAAAGCATTTACAAAAAATAATTTACCCAATTTATATTGTGGTATGCACTATTTTAAAAAAACTAAAAGTAATTTTAATTTTTTTAATTTAGTAGAACATATAATAAAGAATTATGACGTGTATTATAAAAGATTTATCCCTTTGCATACTCAAAATTGGTGTAGTATGGACGTATCTGTGTCTTTAGCAAGTAACTTGGTTAATAATATGAACAAAATAACATCTAAAGTAGACTTTTTAACTTTTACACACATGAAATCTTATGCACAAAATTGGAAACATAAAACTAATAAGTGGATGTCTTATGTGAACCCTTATTTTGATGAAAAGTGTAATTTAAAAATAGGAAATTATAAACAAAACGGTATATTTCATTATGTTGATCCTGAATTTCTTTCAGATGACATATTAAATAAATTGGAGGCAAATGTATAGACCAGATTTAACATTTAAACCTGTTATAAAAAAACAACAATGGTATTTTGGCTTTAATAAAGAATCTGGGCAAGTAATTTATTGTGGTGTAGTTAAAAAAGGAAATTGTATAGAAATAACAGAGTCTTTAGGTACAGATATTGCAGTAGGAATAAAAAATTTATCGCAATATGAAGTAATTTTACAGCAAGGGAAGTATGTAGTGAAATCTAAAGAGTCAATGGATTCGGTAGAACATAAAATTCAAGCAAATAAAAAAATAGAAAATAGTCATGTATATAAAATTAATCCTAATACTCCAGATAATAAAATTTCATTTAAATTAGATATGAAGAAGAAGGAATGGGAAGTTCAAATAGATGACAAATTAAGTAAAGAGTTAGAAAATACTTTAGATTTGTCGCAAAAAACAATATTAGACTTTTATGTTACTAAATTAGATGATGCTAATATATTGGACTATGTATTACCTTTAAATTTAAATGAATTGATTGAACAAAAAAGACTTATAATGAAGCACAAAAGTAATAACACTCCTTCTTTATATTGTAGGAAAATGCATGATTATAGTTATGAGGTTGTAAATGAATAGAATAAAAGTTCAAGATGCAGATTTTGTGTTTTTAAGTTATGATGAACCTAATGCTGATAGGAATTATGCTGATCTTAAAAAGAAATTTCCATGGGCTAAAAGAGTACACGCGGTAAAAGGATTAGATGCGGCTCATAAGGCGTGTGCAAATATATCTGAAACAGAAAGATTTATTACAATAGATGCTGACACAATAGTAGACAAGAATTTTTTAGATGTAGAAATAGATTTAGATGCTTTAGGACTTGATAATACATATCAATTTAGTTGGTGTGGTAAAATTGCTATGAATGGATTAATGTATGGTAATGGTAGTTTAAAAATGTGGACTAAAGACTTTGTTAAAAATATGAAAACTCATGAAATTCATGATGGTAAAGATAAAAATGCAATAGAATTTTGTCATTTTCCAAATTACTATCAATTTAATGAAAATTATTCTACAAGTTATGTTAATGCTAGTCCTTATCAGGCCTGGAGATCAGGATTTAGAGAAGGAGTAAAAATGAGTATTGACAGATACGTTAGAGTTCCAAGGCTTAAAGACATTTGGTGGCAAAATTATCATAGATTATTAGTATGGATGTCTGTTGGAGCAGATGTTGAAAATGGTTTATGGGCAATATATGGAGCAAGGTTAGGTTGTTATAATATTACTTGCACAGATTGGGATTTAATGTATACAAGAGATTTTCAATATCTTTTAGAAGAATGGCAATCTAATCCATCTGGTCCAATATTTCATCGAAATGCAATTCTTAATGAGGAAAATACTTTAGGAAGAGGTCATTCTAAATTAACTGAGGAAGAATTAATAACTCGAATAACACAAATGGGTCAAGATATAAAAAATAGAGAAGAAATAGATATACCTGTATTACCATTGACCCCTGAACAGAGTAAATTTTTTAAATCGGTGTATATGAATAGTCCAAGAATTTTTAAAAAGAGAACATTGTAATGTATGATATTGTTTTTATAAGCTATAATGAAGCTACTGCTGATAAGCATTTTAATAATTTGCATAAACGATTTCCAATAGCTCAAAGAGTTAATGGAATAAAAGGAATTCATAAAGCACATAAAGTAGCCGCAAGTAAATGTTTAACAAAAATGTTTTGGGTGGTAGATGCAGATGCAGATATATTAGATAGTTTTAATTTTGACTTTGTACCTGAAAAAAGAAATGAAAATGTAGTACACGTTTGGCGAAGTAGGAATCCAATTAATAATTTAGAGTATGGTTACGGGGGCGTAAAACTATTACCTCGTAGAAAAACTTTAGAAATAAATGAAGATACAGTTGATATGACAACAAGTATTAGTGATAGATTCAGACCTATGGAACAAGTATCTAATGTTAGTGTTTTTAATACAGATGCGTTCAATACTTTTAAATCGGCATTTAGAGAGTGTGTAAAATTAAGTAGTAAAGTTATTGATAGAGGAGATGATAAAGAAACAGATAGTAGATTAGATGTTTGGTGTACCGTAGGAAAAGATAAACTGTTTGGGTCATATGCAATTAAAGGAGCGTTAGCAGGAAAAGAATACGGGTCTGAAAGTAAAGATTTACCAAGTAAATTAAAATTAATTAATAATTTTACGTGGTTAAAAGAATATTACAAATATAAAATGAAGGATAGTGTTTGTGGATTATCAAAATAATATACCGTTTAACAATATTGTTAAATTGGGACAAAGAACAATGTTGGAACAAAATGTGTTCTCTGTTAGCTGGATTCTTGGAAGATTTTGTAATTATGATTGTAGCTATTGTTGGCCATATGCTAAAAGTAAAGTTTTAGATCATAGACCACTAGAACAATATCAAAATACTATAAAAGAAATTAAAAAACAAGCAGGAGAATATGGATTTAGTAAATTTCATTTTAGTTTTAGTGGAGGAGAACCTACAACATATAAAGGTTTAATAGAATTATTAGATTATTATGCTGATCCTATAAGTGAATATCTTAGTGTGCATATGACTAGTAATTGTAGTCCAGGTTTAAAATGGTGGGATCGATGGTTAGAAACAACTTATCCATTGGATCGTAGAAGTATTACAGCAAGTTACCATGCAGAATTTTCTAATGAGGAAGAATTTGGTGATAAACTTAAATTTTTACAAGAACATGGAATACTTATAACAATAAATCAAGTTATGGTTCCAGAACGTTGGGATGAGTATTATAATAGATGTAAAAGATTTAGAGACAAAGGATTAAATGTAACTCTTAAACCTCAAAGTGATCCTACAGCAAGTTTTATTGTACAAGGATATACAGAAGAACAAACTAATATACTACAAAATGAAATGAACCAGGAAGTAAAACAATTATTATTGTATGATGCAGTAGGAAAAGAATATGAATTAGATCAAGCTGAAAGACTTAATGCATTTGGATTTAATAAATTTAAAGGATGGAGTTGTAGTGCAGGATATCAAAGTTGTATAATAAGAGAACCGGGAGGAGAAATTAAAAGAGGGTATAGTTGTCATGATGAACCATTAGGAACTATAGAAGGTGGATTTAAATTGTTCAAGAGACCAAGAAATTGTATAACACCAACGTGTGTAAGTTCAGCAGATTCTAAAATACCAAAGGAAAAAAATGTATAATTATTCAGAAATAAAAGATGTGCATTTAGAAATTACTAGCAAATGTCAAGCTAGATGTCCTATGTGTCCTAGAAGAATAGGTGGAGGTCCTCTAAATCCATTAATACATCTTGTGGAAATTAATTTAGATACATTTAAAAAATGGTTTCCAACAGAATTTTTGATTCAATTAGAAAGTTTATTCATGTGTGGTAATTTAGGAGATCCTATAATTGCTCAAGATACATTAGAAATTTATCAATATATTAAAAGTATTAATCCAAAAATTAGATTAGCTATGCATACAAATGGTAGTGCTAGAGATATAAATTGGTGGGAAGGATTGGCTAAAGAAAATGTAAAAACAACTTTTGGTATAGATGGTTTGGTAGATACTCATCATCTATATCGTGTTTCTACTGACTGGAAAAAAATAATTACAAATGCAAAAGCATTTATTAAAGCAGGGGGTTATGCAAAATGGCATATGTTAGTTTTTAAACATAATGAACATCAAGTAGAACAATGCCATACAATGAGTAAGGAATTGGGCTTTAAATCTTTTAGTTATAAACATACATCAAGATTTAAAAGTGATAAATTTCACGCTATAGATGAAACAGGAAAGACAACGCATATATTGGAGCCAAGTAAAAAAAGTTTTGAAATGATAGCTAAAATGCAAGAAGCAAAAATAACTTCTTGCGTCATAGATTGTAAAGCTAAAAAATATAGTCAAATATATATTTCAGCAGATGGTACTGTTAGTCCTTGTTGTTGGTTAGATTTGCAATGGACATTGCCTACACAAGACTCAAGGGTAGATTATATGGATCAAATAGGAGAATTTACTAATTTGCATAACAAATCTTTAAAAGAAATATTTGATTCGCAATTTTTTAGAAA